AGAACAGGACAGATAATTAATATAGATACAAAACAAGGTGGACAGACTTATCTGTTTACATTATTGGTGAGGTTCTAATGGCAAAAACTAACCGTATTGAAAATGCACCAAAAGATCTTACTAACAAATTAGAAAGAGATTTTAATATTTTAATTAGAACAATAATTACTGATTTATCAACTGAACAATATAGTGCTGTTGATACTGGTTTTTTTGCTTCGAGTTGGACAGCTAGTACACAAAGACCTAGACCAGATCAATCAAGAGAAGATTATGCTCCGTGGAAAAATATTAGGCCATCAAGAAATGGTACAAAAGCTCCTGGTGCAGTAGTTGATCCCAGATTTCTCGATACACTTTCATTTAAATTCAAACCTTACTCAAAAGTATTTATTGGTAATAGATCAGAATATGCAGCTAGAGCTTTAGCATCTCCTAGAAGCGGAATACCTAATTATGTTCAAGGCAAACTTAATAAATTAATTAGTAAAACATTTTCAGATAAACCAAAATTAGGTATTGGTACATACGGTTCTGGAGTAAAATATCAATCTAAAAATGTAAGAGATTTAAAAGGTGTTGGTTTATTTGGTGGTACTGATGACGCATTTGTTGATTATATTAATCCATGACTTTAGTTAACACCAGAGCAGCTTTTGAAAAAGCAGTGACAGATGCAGTTATAGACGTAGATCCAACTGTAGAGATGATTTATGACAATATGATTTATAAAACTCCTGGAAAGACTAAAAAATATATTGTTATATCAATGGATTTTGCACAGACAACAACTCAAACACAGGGAGCATCTCAGGATTTTTATTCTGGTGTCATTCAATGTAATATTTATGTTCCGAGAGGAAAAGGTAGTGCAACTTTATCTGCTTTAGGAGAAGCTGTTATTGATGGACTTACTTCTGTTAATGCTTCTGATTATATAGATACCTTTAGTTGTCACCCTAGAGTATTAGATGTTGTTGGCCCTGCCCCTATTGAATTAGATGACTCTGCACATTTTTTAGGCTTAATATCTTGCCAATTCACTGCAAATGCGTAGTATAGTAATGTAATATTACTTTTATATATGACTAGAGCAGTTGATCTTCTAAGAAACAGGTTTGGAGTTTCTCAACTTTATAAGCATGATGTTAAACAAGATGATGAAATTATTTTGACTATTTATTGGCATCCATTAACTATTGCTGAAAGAGAAGCAATACAGAAAAAAACTGGTACAGATGATACTAATGATTACGCTTTACAAATGATGATTGAAAAAGCATTAGATAAAGAAGGCAATCGCATTTTTCAAGATGGAGATAAGGCTTCATTAAGAAGAGAAATATCAGCATCTATTCTTGAGGAAATTCAAATAGCAATGATTACAGTAGGTGCTGATAAGGAGGTAAAAGAGGCTAAAGCCGATTTAAAAAGCTAATAAAGATTGGCAGTTTTTATTCTCTTTAGCAAAGACATTACATAAAACTGTAGCTGAATTATGTGAAACATTGACTATTGAAGAAATGATAGGTTGGGCTGCATATAATGAAATTGAAAATGAAGAATATAAAAAACAACAAGAACAAGCACAAAAAACTAATGCTTTAAGAGCTAAAAGAAGGTAATATAGAGAAAATGTTTTAATTTTTATAGCAAGTGGCTAATTATAATATTGATATTGGTGTTGTAATAAAAGGTAATGAGAAGTTAACTAGATTTAACGAAAGACTAAAAGGAACTTCTCTTGAAGTTAAACAATTAAATAAATTTTTAAAAGAATTTTCACAAAGTGGAAATGGTTTAGTAAGAAGTTTTAATAGTTTAAATCAAACTCTTTCAAATGCAAAAGTAAATTTTAATGCTGTTGCTTCTGGGACTAAATTACAGGAAAAAGCTGCAAGACAATTAATAATAGCTCAAAAAGAATTAAACGCAGAGCTTAAACAGCGTGAAACACTTTTGCAAAGACTAAGCACTGCACCATTACCTTTGCCTGGTACGGGTCGTGGAAGAGATCGTAGTCCTGAAAGTTTTAGAATTAGAAATATGAAAGGTAAACGATCTTCTCTTGTACCTGGAGAAAGTTTATTTGGACAAAGTGTAACTGTAGAAGGCGGAGCATCTGGAAGAGCAAGACAAATGATTGCAGAAAGACAAGTAGTACAAGAAGCATTAGCAAAAATGGATCAAAGAGATAGAATGAAAGCTAGAGAAAAACATTTAAAAAATATTGATAAAAAAGTTGCAAAAATAGCAACAATTCAAACACAACAACAATCACAGAGAGCATTTGCAGGATTACCTGGAGGGTTTGGAGTTCCTGGTGGTCAGATAGGACCAGCACTTCCAAGAGGATTCAGAATAAAACAACAATTTAAACAAGGAGGAATGTTTGGGATGCCAGGTGGTGCAATGGGTAGGCTTAGAGGTGGTGCTGGTAGTGCCATGATCGGTGGAGGCTTTCCTTTATTGTTTGGTGCTGGTGGATTAAGTTCCATTATGGGTGGTATAGCTGGTGGTCTTGGAGGAGCACTTGCACCAGGAGGAGGTTTTGCTGCTTCTATTGCTGCTACTGCTGCTGCTGCTCAGATAGAAAAAGTTAGAGCTTTTAGAAAAGAAGTAAGAAACTTGAATAACGATTTATCAAGTATGGGTATTTCTTCTGAATTTTCTAGAAAACAAATAAAAGATTTAGCAAAAGAATTTGATATTACAAATGAAGAAGCAGTTAAACTAGCAGCAACTTTTAAAACTTTTGGAGCAGATCAAGCAGGAACATTATTATCAGCCTTTGGATCAAGAGAAATTTTTGATTCTTTATCAGGTCTTAGAGATACAGAATCCGTTTTAGGTAAAATAAAAGAATTGTCAGGAAATATTAGTGAAGAAAAAAGAAGAGAATTGTTGCAAACAATAGCTAATAAAGGGCCATTAGAAGCTCAATTAGAACTTCAAAAAGAAATTATTGCCATAAAAAGAAGAGCAGCTACAGATAAAAAAATAAAAGATTTTGATTTTGATGATGTTTTTAAAAATAGCAGAGGTAAATATAAACAAGCATATGATACAGAAAAAGAAAGAGAAGAGTATAAATTAAAAAAACAAAAAGAATTTAATGAAGAATTTAATGAAACAAATCTTACCGCAGAAGAACTTTTAGAAAATCAAATAAAAATAAATGAACAAATGCAGTTTTTAGCAGAATTTCGTGCACCTACTGATGAACTAAGAGAAATGTTAAACCCTATGAGACAAATATTAGATGTAAGTGTAGCAATAAGAGATGGATTTAAAGATTCATTTAGAGGAATTATAGACGGAACAATGAGTGTTGGAGATGCTTTCAGAAATATGTTTATGAGAATTGCAGATCATTTTATGGATATGGCTGCACAAATGGCAGCCGTGCAAATACAAAAAGGATTTTTAAGTCTATTTAGTAATATGTTTAATTTTAATTTTAAATCACCAGGAAATGATGTACAAAATACTGTTATGACAGCAGCTAATGGTGGTCCTGTTGGCATGAGACAGCCTTATTTAGTTGGAGAACGTGGACCAGAATTATTTGTTCCTAATCAATCAGGAAATATTATTCCAAACCATGATTTGGCTGGTATTGGTGGAGGTAGTACTAATATCGTTGTAAATGTAGATGCTTCTGGTTCTTCTGTTGAAGGTGATAATTCAAAAGCTAATGAATTTGGAGAGCAGCTTGCAGCAGCAATACAAGCTGAGATAATAAATCAAAAACGATCAGGAGGATTATTAAATTAATGGCAACTTTTCCTATAGCAAAACCAACATACAACACTAAAATAATTTCAAAACCAAAAGTAAACGTATTAAGTTTTGGTGATGGCTTTGAACAAAGGTTAACGCAAGGATTAAATCAAAATCCTCTATCTGTTAATTTAGTTTTTGAACTTTCACAAGCTGATGCAAATACAGCCGTAACATTTTTAAACGCAAGAATTGATGATGGAGCGTCTTTTGACTATACGTTGCCAGATGAATCAAGTTCAAGAAAATTTGTTTGTGATTCTTTTCCAAAAACACTAACATATTTAAATAGAGTCAAATTAAGTTGTCAGTTTAGAGAAGTTTTTGAAGCATAATGGCTATACCTTTTGCAGAATTAAATAAAATAAATCCAAGTTCAGTTATTGAGCTTTTTGAATTAGAGCTTGAAGTTGGCAAACATATTGCAACTGGTAATCCACAAAATCTTCCTACTATTTATAGATTTCATGCTGGTGCAAATTTAAACAACTTTGGTGAAGTAGTTTTTCAAAGTAATTCTTATCAAAGAGTTGCTGTTAAAATAGAAGGTTTTGAAAGGAAAAGTTCTGGTGTTTTGCCAAGACCTACAATTACATTTTCTAATTTAGGAGGTATAAATAGAGATCCATCTACCAATAATGTTATTACAATGAGTGATTTTTTAGCAACTGTTAATACTGTTACACCTCATAATGATTTAATTGATGCAAAAGTAACAAGAAAAATGCCACTCGCATCTGCTTTGGATAATGCTAATTTTGCATCTGGCTCTAATCCCTTTGGAACTCCTAGTACAGATAGATTGCGAGATGAAATTTTTGTTATTGATAGAAAATCTGCTGAAAATAGACAGTTTATTCAATTTGAATTAACTGCTGCACATGATTTAGAAAACAGGTTAGTTCCGCAGAGGGTCGTTACAAGAGACTTATTTCCAGCCGTAGGTACATTCATCTAATGACTTGCAACACATGGGCTACAGAGGCATATAAACACGCTACAGAGTGTTATCCAGAAGAATGTTGTGGCCTTGTTTTAGATATAGATGGTAAACATACATATTGGAAATGTAAAAATATATCTAAAGTTTATAAACAAAAATCTTTTGTAATAGATCCTCTTGATTGGGCAGATGGGGAAGATCAAGGAGAAGTTTTAGGTATTGTTCACTCACATCCTGATGGATTGTTTGAATTTAGTCATACTGATAAAATTAGTTGTAAGTATAATGATTTGCCTTTTTATCTTGTCGATCCAAAGACAGAATCTATTATTAAATTAGATCCAGCCGAAATAGATGACTAAATTAACTATTTATGGTCGATTGAGAAAATTTGTAGGACAGTCTACATTTGAAATAAATGTAACAAGTCCTAGACAGGCTTTTAGTTTTTTAGTAAATAATTTTAAAGGAGTAGCAAATCACATTAAAGAACAAGAATATTGTGTAATGGCAGGTGATGTGAGAATTACAGAGGATTTATTAGATTTACAAACGCAAAGTGATATAAAAATAATACCTATGGTTCAGGGAGAAATACTTTTTCTTGCTTTAGGGGCAGGTTTTATTGGTGCTTCATTAGCAACAGCAGCAAAATACGCAGTTCTTAAAGGAATTTTATTAAATATTGGAATTAGTTTGACATTATCAGGTGTGCAAGAATTACTTTTTCCTGCACCAGATCCATTTGGTAGTAGCAGACAAGATGATCCACAAGATCAAAGTTATAGTTTTACTGGTCTTTTAAATAACTCAAAACAAGGTGTTCCAATTAATATTGTTTATGGAGAAATGTTAGTTGGAAGCACAGTTGTTAGTTCTTCCGTTGATACATTTCAAGTTACTGATGAGGATGATTAAATGGTTTTTAACTTAGGCCGACTTATTGGTGGTAGTCCTACTAGCACTGCTCCAACTAATAGCAATAAATTAAAATCTATAGATCACGGTACAGTGGTTGATGTTTTATCAGAGGGGCAAATTGAAGGAAGTGCATCAGCAAGTAAGGCTGGTATTACAGATAAGACAAGCACTGCATACAAAAATGCTTTTTTAAAAGATTTATTTTTAAATAAAACTGCTGTATTACAAGCTGATGCAGATAATTCAGATCCAGATGATGATGAATTTAATTATCCAAGTGATGATATAAGATTTGAGTTTCAAGATGGTACAGCAAATAATACAGTGCTCTTTGCTGCTGAAGAACAAAGTTTTGAAATTACTACAGGAGATAAAGGTCAAGAATGTTCTTTCCCAGAAGGAGGTTCTGCTACAGTAAGATCGGCAACTGTTAGTGATACCCGTGTTGATACACTTCAAGTAAAAGTAAAATTTGATCAGTTTTTTGTAATAGATAAAAAGAAAGGCAATAGAAAGTCAACAAAAGTAGAGGTAATTATTAAACTTAATCCAAATAACGGTAGTTCAGTGACAGTAATTAATGAAGAAGTAAAAGGTAAAAGTTTCAACCCATACAGTAGAGATTATGGTATTGATTTAAGAAATTTTAATGGTTATAACACAAATACTTCTGGAGAATCAGGTTCATTTTTTCCAGTGGTAGTAAGTGTTGAAAGAGGTAATGATTCAGGCGGTAGTAGAACTTTCAATACTATGCGTCTAGGTGAAGTAAGAGGAATTATAAGACAACCAAATAATTATCCAAATATAGCTTATTCGGCTTTAAGATTTAGTTCTGAGATATTTCCACAAGCCCCAAGACGTTTTTTTCGCATAAGAGGAAAACTTGTAAAGATACCTCATAATGGTACTGTTGACCTTACGAATGGAAGAATAACTTATAGTGGAACTTTTAATGGAACATTTAAAACAGATAAAGCCTGGACAAGTGATCCAGCTTGGGTTTTATATGATTTACTCACAGATAGTAGAAGTGGATGTGGTTTACCAGAATCAGAATTAGATCCTTTTACTTTTTATGGTGTTAGTACATATTGCAGTGCTTTAGTTGATGATGGTAATGGAGGTGATGAGCCACGCTTTTCTATAAATGTAAATATTAATAATAGACGTGATGCAATGGCTGTAGTTCGAGATATTTGTTCTGTAATGAGAGCTATACCATATTATGAAGAAGGCACTATTAAAATCGTACAAGACGCACCAAAAGACCCTGCTAATCCAAGTGCTTTAAATTTTGATTATGTCTTTAATAACGGAAACGTAATAAATGGTGATTTTTTATATTCAGGTTCATCCTCAAAAACAAGATTTAACGTATTAAATGTTTCTTACTTTGATCTTGATACTCAAGAAATTGATTATGTCACTGTAAAAGATGATACTGCCCAAGCAAAATACGGCACACAAACTAAAACTTTAAAAACCTTTGGAACGACCTCAAGAGGTCAAGCACAAAGAGTTGGGAAATGGTTTTTACATACACAACAAAATCAAACGGAAACAGTTGCTTTTGAAACAAATATTGCAGCAGGTTCTATTTTAAGACTTGGTGATATTATTGGCATTGCAGATAGAGTGAAATCATCAGTTAGAAGAGGTGGTGTTGTCAAAGCTGCTACTGTCTCAAAAATTACAATAGATGATTCAAGCCAAACAAATTTTCCTAGTATTAATGATAATGCAACAATTAGTTGTTTATTGTCAGATGGTTCTGTAGAGACAAAATCAATAAATAGCTATACCAATAATACTGAAATTAATGTAACTTCAAATTTCAGTTCAGCACCAGTAGTAAATTCACCTTATCTTCTCGAATCTGGAACTGTAAAAGCACAAGCGTTTAGAGTTGTAGATATAAAAGAAAATGAGAAAAAAACTTTTTCAATTTCGGCTATAAACTTTAACGAAGGTAAATATGCAGCAGTTGAAGATGGTGAACTATTGCCGACAAAAAATTTCAATATTATTACAAGTCTTTTACCCTCACCTCAGATAATAGATGCAGCCGATGGAACTAAGGCAATTCAAGAAATAATAATTCTAAATAACAATAGACCTGTACCAAAACTTTTTATTGATTGGGAAGCTGTTGAAGGTGCATCTAGCTATCAACTTATTTATACAAAAGATGATGAAAACCCTGTTGTTGTAAACACACAGCAATCCGAGCATGAGATATTACCCTCTGAAGCTGGTGAATATCTTATACAAATTTATACAATTAACTCTCTTGGTGAAAGAAGTAAAAGTCCTACTGAAACAACTGTTGTAACAGAGGGTTTAACTGCTATTCCAGAAAATCCAACTGGCTTTGAATTAGAGCCTGTAGGTAATTCACAAGTTAAATTATCATGGACTAAAACAGAAGCTTTAGATGTAGAATTTGGTGGTGCTTGTGAGATAAGGCACTCACCACAATCAATTTCTACAGCTACATTTGCTAATTCAAATGAGTTAAATGCAAATATTAACGGTTCAACAACTGAAATAATTTTGCCAGCATTAACTGGAACGTATAGCCTTAAATTCCGTGATTTAGGAGGTAGGCTTTCTGCAACAGAAGCCAAAGTTGAACTTGCATTGCCAGAAATGTCAGATGAATTGTTAGTTTTGAGCCAAAGAGAAAATCCAAATTTTAGTGGAACAAAAACAAATCTAAGTGTTACTTCAAATGTTTTACAACTCTCCGACCCATCAGCTAATTTGACTGGATCTTATGAATTTAATTCTGTTTTAGATTTTGATGCTGTATATCAAAATATAAGACTAAAAAGGCACATAATAAGTGAAGGGTTTAACGTGTCAGATCAGTTTGATTCTATTGGTGATGTTGATGCTCGAAAAAACTTTGATGGTGCTGGAAGTGATCGTGTGAAAGCTACACTACAGGTTCAAACATCACAAGATGACTCAACATTTACAACAGCACAGAATTTGTTTAATGGTTCATTTCGTGCAAGAAGTTTTAAATTTAAAAGCGATTTAATTTCTGTTGATGTTAATGAAAACGTAAAATTTTCTGAACTAGGTTTTGATGCTTTTTTACCATCAAGAACAGAAAATAAATATATCTCATCAGGTAATGTAATAAGCTCACCAATACAATCTACTACCTCAGCCAGTGGTAAAGATATAGTGTTTGCAAATAGATTCTTTACAGGTAATAGTGTAATAGGTGGTTCAACTACTGCCTTCCAGCCATCAATAGCAATAGCACCCGAAGATATGCCAAGTGGTGCAAGATATGAGTTGAGTGCTATTTCTGGGACAGGGTTTACAATAGTGTTTAAAAATTCATCTAATGCAGTGATTGATGTGAAATTTACGTTCCAAGCGTTAGGATATGGCAAGGGGGCATAACTAAATGGCAAGAGTCAATTCAACTGGTAAAGAAAGTTCAAGCAATTTTTCACCTGCTAACGGTACAGGTCTTGCAGTAAGAACAGCAATCAAGGATGTATTTGAATCTTTAAGAACTATTAATAGTGCATCAGGCGACCCATCTGGGGCTGCAAATTTAGCAGCATTTCAACCTCATATTGATTCAGATACTAACTTACTAAAAATTAGAAATAGTGCTAACTCAGCTTTTGTTACTCTTGGCAATGTAAGTCAAACTAATTTTGGACTTTTACCTTTAACTGGTGGAACTTTAACTGGGGTTTTACAGCTTCCAGCTGGTACTGCTTCAGCACCATCAATACATTTTAATGAACAATCAACTGGTTTTTTTAGACATTCTAGCCATGTTATTGGTATTACGACCAGTGGCACAGAAAGAATGTATATTAGTAACAATGGGTTAAATATACTATCACAAAAAGGGGTAAGGTTTTTTGATGATGATAACAGCCATCGTAGTGAAATTATAGCTGGAACATTAACAGGAAATCGTACCGTAACTTTACCTAACTCATCTGGAACTTTAGCTTTAACAAGTGACATAGCTGGTAGTATTGGTGGATCAGATTTAACTGGATTATTTTCGCTAACACCAGCAGCAAACAATACACATGATTTAGGAACGAGCAGTTTAAGATGGAGAAATTTATTTACAAACGACTTGAATTTATCTAATGAAGGAAATAGTAATGACGTTGACGGAACTTGGGGAAGTTATACTATACAGGAAGGAGAACAGGATCTTTTCTTGATTAATAAACGATCAGGCAAAAAATATAAGTTTCTTTTAGAGGAGGTTTCATAATGTCAATAGATTGTGCATCTACCATAGAAGATAGTCATGGTACATACGGACAACCAATTTTACAGGCTAAACAAACTGTAAAAAATGATGTTTTTTCTGTTACTGTTAATAATCTTAATTGGGAAAATATTACTGGTCTTGATGTTGCAATAACACCACAAAGTACATCAAGCAAGATTCTTGTTATGGTTACGATAGGTGGTTGGACTTGTCCACATACTAATCAAAGATTTGCATTTGCTATGAAAAGAAATAACACTTTAATAGGTTTGGCTGATTCTGCTGATAATAGAGTTAGAGCTAGTGTTGCAACACAGAATTTTGAGGGTGGCACTAATGGAATTGAAAATGGAGTTGCTTTTAATTTTTTAGATAGTCCGTCAACAACTTCATCTGTTACATATCGAACCTGTGTAAATGCCGAAGGCAACGGTTTAACTGTTGCTATTAATAGAAGTGATGGTGATTCTAATAATAATGAAACTTTTAGAGTTTGCAGTACAATTACTGCTTTTGAAATAGGAGGATAGATTTATGTTAGATCATGATGCAATAAGAAAAGCATATCCAAACGTCAAAAAAATTGATGATAGTGGAGTTGTTGAAGATTTTGACGGCAATGCAGTTACAGTTGAACAGTCTAAAGTTGACGCAGCTAGAATAGAACTAGATAAACTAAATTATCAAATTGATAGAAGATCTGGTACGACAAGTTACGGCACTTGGAGAGAACAATTAGAGATGTTGTATGACGATATGCTTGCTGGTAAATTAGACTCAACAGGAACATTTTTTGCCCATAACAAATCTGTTAAAGACGCAAATCCAAAACCAAGTTAATTATGGCAATTTCACCAGGTACTTATAATATGACTGTTCAGAGAAGATCAGATCATAATATTCAACTTGTTTTTAAGGATTCAAATAATGCTGCAATAGACTTAACAGGATACACTGTAGAAGCACAAGTTTGGGAAGAAACTCGTACCACTAAATATGCTGACTTTGGAGTTACATACACAAATAGAACTAGCGGAACGATTGATTTAGCACTTACAGATACACAAACTGCTACTTTTAGTCCTAATCTTTTAAAATATGATGTATTACTTACAGATACAAATGGATTAAAAGAGTATTATTTAGAAGGTAATATATTTATGAGTGAGGGCTACACTGCATGACTTCAGTAAACATCACCACTACAAAAAATACTGTTACAGTAAATGAAGGTGATAGCACTGTCGTTACTGTTGCTACTCAAGGTCCAGCAGGGCCGAAGGGTCTAGACTTAGATGAAACAGCAAAAGTTGATGGCTCTGTTGTTTACTATGACTCAACTTCTGCTAAATTTAAAGCAGATGCAACTACTACCAAACTTACACTTGTCGATGGGGGCAACTTTTAACAATGGCTAACACAATTAGAATTAAACGATCCACAGGTTCTTCAGCACCAGGTAGTTTAGAAAATGCTGAATTAGCTTTTGCCGAAGGCAGTAAAAAACTCTTTGTCGGTATTGGAACGGGTGGAGCAGGGGGTTCTGCAACCAGCATTGAAGCGATTGGTGGTTCTGGTAGTTTTGCAGATTTATTTACAAGTAGAACACAAAATACATTTTTAGCTGCACCAAATGGTAGTAATGGTGCTGCAACATTCAGAGCTATGGTAGCTGCTGATGTACCTTCTTTAGCCCATACAAAAATAAGTGATTTTGATGCAGGTGTAAGAGCAAATAGATTAGACCAAATGGCTGCACCAACAGGTTCAGTTTCATTAAATAGCCAAACAATTACTAACGTAGCTGACCCTGTAAATGCTCAAGATGCAGCGACTAAGGGCTTTGTCGAGGCTACTTCACAAGGTTTAGATGTAAAAGATAGTTGTGTTGCTGCTACTACTGCAAACATAACAATATCTACTGCACTTAATAATGGAGACACATTAGATGGTGTTACTCTTTCAACTAATGATAGAGTTCTTGTAAAAGATCAATCTACTGCAAGTCAAAACGGTATTTACATTGTTGGATCGTCACCAGCTAGGGCAGATGATTTAGCTGCTGGTTCAGATGCAGCAGGAATGTTCACTTTCGTAGAACAGGGAACTGTAAATGCGGATAACGGCTTCGTCTGTACTAGCAACAAAGGATCAGCAGTTGTTGGAACAAATAATCTAACTTATGCTCAGTTTTCTGGTGCTGGTCAGATTACAGCAGGAGATGGTTTAGATAAATCAGGTAATACACTTTCTGTTGATTTAAAAGCTAATGGTGGACTTGTTATTGAATCTACTGAAATTGCTGTTGATCTTGCTGCTAGTTCTATAACAGGAACTTTAGCTGTTTCTGACGGTGGAACGGGGGCTACGAGTGCAAGTGCAGCTAGAACAGCCCTAGGTCTAGTTATAGGAACAGATGTCGAGCCACATTCGGATAAATTAACAGAGCTTGCCACGATGGGGCAAACAACGGCTAACTCTTTAGCTGATCTTAGTGATACAGAAGTCCAGATTCTTGATGGAGCGACAGTAACGACTGCTGAATTGAATATTTTGGATGGAGTTACATCGACTGCTTCAGAAATAAATGTTCTCGATGGGATTACATCAACCACCACAGAATTGAACTTAATGGATGGTGGGACTTCAGCTACATCAACAACTTTAGCAGCAGCAGATAGATTTGTTTGTAATGATAATGGAACTATGAAACAAGTTGCTTTATCTGACTTGGTTACATTTTTAGAAGATGAGAGTGCATCCAGCTTCAACATAGACGGTGGATCTTATTAGAGCTAGGAGGTAAAAGCTCATGGCTAATACAATCAAACTTAAAAGAGGAAGTGGTAGCGATCCAAGTGCAAGTGATTTAGCTGTCGGTGAATTAGCTATACGGACTGATTCTGGTAAAATTTTTACTAAAAAAGATAACGGATCTGTAGCTGAAATATCAGGTGGTGGTGGAATTAGTGATGGAGATAAAGGTGATATTACTGTCAGCAATGGTGGTGATACTTTTACCATTGATAATGGTGTAATTAGTAATGCAAAAGTAGCTTCAGATGCAGCGATAGATGGGTCGAAGATTTCTCCTACTTTTACATCAGATTTAACTGTTGAACACACTGGAAACCCATCAATAAAAATACATGATACATCTGGGGATAATCAATGCAAACTACAGTATGAAACTGATAATTATAATTGGGTTGCTGGATTACATGGAGGTATAAACACATATAAAATTTCAAAGAGTAATGCTTTTGGAACTAATGATTATTTTGAAATAGATGGCAATGGAACTGTTAATGTAGCTAATAATTTAGACGTTGGTGCTGGTGTTGACGTAACAGGAAATATTACAGTAACAGGCACAGTAGATGGTCGTGACGTAGCAACAGATGGAACTAAATTAGATGGTATTACAGCTAATGCTATTGCTGATTTAGTGGAGGATACATCACCACAGCTAGGTGGAAACCTTGGCCTAAATAGTAATACTATAAATGGAACTGGTAATATAAGTATAGATGGCAACCTTGCTGGCAATAACTTAACTTTAAATAGCGGTAATGTAACTCTTAATGGCACAACACCAGAAATAAATTTTGTAGATTCAAACCATAATTCAGATTACAAAATAGAAAATGCAGATGGTGTTCTTGCTTTTACAGATACAACTAATTCTGCAAATAGAATAACAATAGATTCTAATGGACAAGTTAATATAGCTCAAGAATTACATTGTAATGGTGGCCTAGATACTAACGGAGATGTAGTACTTAACTCTACAACAACCAATGTAAATGTCACATTTGATGCTAGTGATGCAGCTTTAGAATTTACAGATAATGCCAAAGCTAAATTTGGTTCTAGTGCGGATTTACAAATCTACCACGATGGAAGTAATAGCTATATTTATCAAGATGGTACAGGTGAGCTAAGAGTTAACTCTAGTGTATTCCGTGTGATGAATAAGAATGGTGATGAAACACAATTTTATGCTCAGGAAGACGGAAAAGTAATTCTTTACTACAACGGCGTAAACCAGATTGAAACTTTATCAAATGGCGTGCGTTTAAAAAATGGTCATTTACAACTAAATGAATCAGATAACATGAAAGCTATTTTTGGTGCTTCGGATGACCTAGAAATCTATCATGATGGAACGGATAATTACATTGAAAGTACAGGTAAGTTATACATAAAATCTTCAAATTTTGTAGATATTCGTAGTGACGGAAACGAAACTATGATAAAAGCTACTCCAAACGGATCAGTGGAACTCTACCATAATAATAATAAGTATTTGGAAACGGCTACTAATGGAGGTATTTTTAGAGGTACAACTTGGACTGCTGTTGATAATTGTAAATTTAATTTTGGGACAGGTGATGACCTCCAAATCTATCACTCAGGGTCGGACTCATTTATTGTAGATCAAGGCACAGGGGATTTAATAATACAGGGAAGTCAAACTAAAATACGCAACACATCAGGCCACCCACAGATAGTTGCAAATAATGATGTTGTTGAATTGTACTATGATAATTCAAAAAAATTCGAGACAAATGCCGAGGGCGTGAGAATAGTTGGAAAATTAGAAATGCTAGATGACGAACGTATTCAACTGGGAACTGGTGATGACTTGCAACTATATCATGACGGCTCGCACAGCTATGTTAGAGATGTTGGTACAGGTGAACTTAGATTAGCTTCTGATTCTGTCGTAAGAATAAGTAAAGGTGACAGCGAAACTATGGCTACTTTTACTGTTGATGATGCTTGTACTTTTAAATTTGATAACAGCACTAAATTTTTCACAGCAAGCAATGGAGCAACAGTAGCGACTAATTCTGATATTAGATTTAATAACGGTAGTTGGACAGGTAATAGTTGTAAAATTCAACACCACGATAATCGTTTATACATAGTTGGTGGTAGTGACGGAATAATATTTAGAGAAGACGGTACAAATAGATGGAAAATAAGTGGTAATGGTCATTTCGTACCAGCTAGTGATAGCACTTATAATATTGGTACTAATGACGTAAGAGTTGCTAACGGATATTTTGATACTTTATATGGAGATGGGTCAAACCTTACAGGCATATCAAGTGGCTTACCTTTATCTGGTGGTGAACTTACTGGTGATTTAATAACACATCAAGTAAGGCCAGATGGAAACGGTACCAGGTCTTTAGGTACAGCAGCTAATAGATGGTCAGATGTATTTACAAGTGATTTACATTTAAGCAACAAAGCTAGAGGTGCAAATGAATTTGACAATACTTGGGGAGACTATACTATTCAAGAAGGTTTAAATGATTTATTCCTTAAAAACAACAGAACTGGTAAAAAGTACAAATTCAATCTTACGGAGATTAAGTAATGGCTTTTCATGGTAACAATGCAATAGAGGCATGGCTAACCCTTAATGGTATAGGCACAATATCCATTAATGACAGCTATCGGATTTCAAGTGTTTCTGATGAGGGAACTGGTAAGTATTTTGTAAACTTTTCAGATAGTTTTGCAAATGCAAATTATTGTCATGCAGCTTTTTGTAGGGAAGATGGTAGTAATGGCAACAGAGGACAAGTTGTTGTTGTTGGAGCGAGAACAAATCCTACAACAAGCCAAACTAGAATTTTTAGTATTGACACTAATGGTTCTGCTAACCCAAGAGACTGTGGACAAATTTGTATAATGTTTGCTGGCGACCAATAAATTTGAGATATAATAAAATAAAAACTTATGGCTAATTCAGATAAGCGATTTATTTATACAAATGATGATGGTCATATTTCTATTATCGTGCCAGCAGATAAAACCACGTTAACTTTAGATGAGATAAAGGCAAAAGATTGCCCTAATGATAGACCAGTTTATACTGTAGATAAATCTGCAATTCCTACAGATAGGAGTTTCAGAGATGCCTGGACTTATTCGGAGTAAATTATGGGATTTGGAATAGACATGGCAAAAGCCAGAGAAATTCATAAAGCAAAAATCAGAGAGGCTAGAGAACCAAAACTTAAAGAATTGGATATAGAATTTCAAAGAGCATTAGAAACTTCATCAGATACTTCGAATATTGTGGCGAAAAAACAAGCATTAAGAGATGCCCCTGCTGATAGTGCTATTGATGCAGCTACAGACGAAGCTGGACTGAAAGCACAATGGAATACATCAATACTTGGTGATTCTCCTTATCCAAG